CTTCCAAAATGACCCAAGCCAAATTGTCTCTCAATATGCCCAACGATTAATTGGTGCGATTGAGATTCGCAAGGGCTTGCAGGTCATGGCTCAAAAGCATCCCAACACATTCGGCAAACTTCCGGGTGCGGCTGATGGGTCAATGTCGGTTGACGAAGTAACAGCACACCTTGCCAAGTACGCTGACAACAACCGAACCGCAGACTTCATTGAAGAAAATGTGTCTATGTGGTGGCGTGCTACTACTGGTATGCCCATTTACAGAGAGGCGAAAGGGTCAACTCTTCGGAGTGTGTTGTTCATGCAGGGTCTTGGTCAGGCCACTATTGGTGGATATCTCGGCCTTGCCCAGTTGCCTGAGATTGGCAACAACATGATTCAAAACAGCCTTCGGGCTGCAATGACACAGTTTGACATCGGAGAAATGCGTAAAACTCTTTTCTTGGGCCTTCGGAGGGCTAAAGGTCTCCCCGGCCTAGAACCAGTGGATCGCTTGGGCAGAGCCTTGTACACCCATACTGCTGTGGGTATTGATTACGACAACGCCAACCATGTGATTCGCCGTCTTGACGATATGGGCTTTGATGGGCACTTACGCCAAGCCTCCAAGCCTGAAAGGTTTGTTGACTGGGCACGGGAAGTGTCAATGCTGCACCCACTTGCCATTATCCCAATGGATACGTTCTTGCGACGATGGGGTGTTAAGTCAACCTTCCAGCACTTTGTAGATGTGGCGTACAAGTTTGATCCTGATGCTGGCCCTGTCTTGCAAAGATCATTCTGGCGTGATGATGTTCGACGCTTTGCTCAACTGGGCATTGACGAAGACATGGCAAAGCGTATTGCCAAAGAACTTCGCCGTCCAGACGTAGTTGAGGTAATCGAAACACCTTTGGGCATTCGAGCGATGGATGTCAACTTTGAAAAGATCGTGGATCAGGGTGCGTACGACGCTTTGATTCTCGGCATGCGTCGGAAGATGGACAGCCTTGTGCAGCGTCAGCAGTTTACTGATATGCCGGGATGGGTCAGCATGAACCCTGTGATCCGCTCGTTGATGCAGTTCCGAGTCTTTACCCTTGCTTCCAAATCAAAACAGTTGGCTGCTGGTATTGCTCGCGGTGATGCCACAGAAGCCGCCAATATGGTTGCATCAGCAGGCTTGGGCTACCTGTCCTACCTCGGCTTGACCTACGCCCGATCCTTCTCGGTTCCCCCAGAAGAGTTTGATGCATGGATTGCCGAACGGACCAGTTTTGAAAACACATGGAAGTCTGCGATTGTTCGTAGTAGTTACTCCAGCATTCTCCCAATGTTGATTGACACTGGAGCAATGGCAATGGGCGGTGCTGGCATCATTCCCGGCAAAGAGCCAATCTTCAACAAATACATCCGAAACACTGAAGGCAACTTGAATGTCTTGACTGGATCGGTTGCTTGGGGCATTGGTCAACGGTTTGGCTCAGTGCTGCAAGGAACGCTAGGCAACATTCTCAGTGACAAGAATGACTGGAGTAAACAAGACCTCCGAGACATTCAGGCGTTAATTCCTCTTCTTAAATTACCCGTATTGGAACAGATCATCTCTGCGGGCATCAGTAACACTAACCTCATTGATCGTGACGGGAGTACTAGTAGATAATGGCACTTTCATTCATTGAAGTAAACCCCACAACCAGTGGGCAAACAGTTTACAGCAACATTAACCTTCAGTTTGTTAGCACTGAAGACATCTTTGTGACCATCAAAAAAGCAGATGCCACAGTAATTACCCTGACCTCAACTCAATACGAAGTCACTACCTCACCAACGCTTACAGTCACGATTACTGATTCAGCGGTAAGTAGTGCTATTGCGGTCAATGACACAATCCGTGTTTTCCGAGACACAAATGTATCTTCACCTGCTCGGATCTTTTCAAACGGATCGGTCCTCAAAGCATCTGACCTCAACGCCAACCACAATCAGATCCTGTTTGCCCAGCAAGAAAACGATGAACTGGGTATTGGCGATGCGTTGCAAAAAGATGCTTCAGGTGCATTCTGGGATGCGACTAACCTAAACATTCGGAATGTTCTTGATGCTGTTGAGTCAAGCGATGCGGTCACGCTGGGTCAGGTAAACGCCGCTTTGGCCTCAGCAGGAAGTGTCCCATCTGTTCCGCAATCCTACAGCACTGCTTCTGGCACACTGTTGAATGGAGCAATCAGCGGTAGCGACACAGTTTTTGATATGACTCCGCCGCCAACCTCTGAGTTTGAGCAGACGTTCATTGTTGAAATTGATGGTGTCATCCAACGACCCAATGATGACTACACGATTACTACAGGAACTACGGTGGGAACACTGAGAATCCTTGGTGCTGATGTTAGAACCCAAAGCATTGTGGTCACCAACTTTGGCTTGTCTCGTCAGGTCTTTGATTTCCCATCAGTTGGTCAGGCTGTTACTTCTACCACTACTCCTCTTACGCTTCAAGGCCATCCTTCGCAGGCCGCCTGCATTTTCGTTGTTGAGCAGAGTGACGGCGATGACATCTTTTGTGTGAACAATGATCATGTCATTGTAAACGGCTACGGAACCACTACACCTTTTACTGTAAAGCAGAACACAGACGGTGTGGCTACAATTGCAAGATTCCAAAACGCTGCTGGACAAACCGTACACCACTTTAAAGATCCCACAGAATCAAGTGGGGGTTTTGCATCATTTTACGAAATCACTGATCACAACACTGTGAATGCAGGCAAGGATCATATGTTGATTTTGCGTCGAACTGCCGTAAACGATGCCAACAACAGCGAGCGTGGTGCGTTCTTTATCTGTAAAGGCAACGATGGTGTAGGTTCTCCGTCTGGCGGTCAAGGCAGAGATGTCTTCAAAATTACACAAAACGGAAAAGTACAAGTTACAGCAACTGATGACACCATTGCTGGTCAAAAAGATAATGCAGCAGCACTGTTATTGCGATATCACCACACCACATTAAATGATCCGGCCAATTACATCTCTTGTATGGCATCAAACGGTAAAGAAAGATTTGCAATTGGGTATGGAGATACTACTAATCCCGCAGAACGAGACAGTCTTGCTTTTAACTTGGGTACAGGCCAAGATGCTACAACCACTACAGTAACTATTGGAAATCGTGATCCAGACGGAGACAACTTGCACCAACTTAGGTGTTTTGCAATACCCCAACAAGACACAGTGAGCGGCACTGGAAACACTGTTCCGTACTTCCGATTTATTCTGCAAGGCAACAAAGCATCCAACAATCGTCGGGGATTGTGCGAACTTAATACAATGGCCCAAAATTCTGGTGAGGCTTTGTTGGTGCGAACTGTGGCGGATACTTCAGCCAACAGCAAACTGATTGAGTTGAACTACGACGGCAACATTCTGATTCAAGATGTCGTTAAAGGCAGGACGAAAGTAGATGCAAGTGTTCTTCGTCGAGACGAAATTAGAGAGGACTCTCCGCAGTACGCCAACATTGCTGTGGCTTATGCCAATCCGATTACGCGGGCTCAAGGCAGTCCTTTTTCGGGAAACAACACACCAGTTACATTTCAAGAGTTGAACACATCAGGATATCTTTCAACTAGCGTTGTACAAGCCGAAACCAATACGGAAGTGAGAATTCAAACTGCCGGTACTTACTTAGTTGAAGTTGGGTGTTCGGTGTCTACTCGACAACCAGCGGCTGGTCAAACGAATACTGTGGTCATAAAACTGCAAGAAGCAAATGGCACTGGCAGTTTCGCAGAGATTGCTAGGGTTGAAGGCTTGGCCCCCTCGACATCATTTATCGGTGGTGCAACACTTAACTACAAACGCATTGTCACCATAACTGAATTGCGTAAGTACAAAATTTTAGTCGATTCGCAGTCTACTGGGTTTGCGTTCGCTAGTGATTTTCAAGGTGCATTCATTTCTATTCAACGGTTGAGTAACTAAGGAGCATCCAATGGTTACCAAAATTCCACACTCAATGACTACTGGTGTCATTGGTACATCAAATCTAGCGAGTCAAACTCCGGGTAATAGAGTGGCAGCAAATAGCGGCTCGGTTGTGCAGTTAGACTCAAATGGCGACATTCCTCCTGCCTTGCTTGGCCCCGTTGCAGACCAGTTTCGCATCACGGTAGATCAAGCGATTACTGCCTCTTCCGCAACCATTGACTCAACGTGGGAACGCATAGATCGTGGAGGTCAAGGCACAACGGGAACAGGCTTTCAAATGTCGCAGTCTTCAGGAATTTTTACATTTCCCATTACTGGCTTGTATCTCGTGACTTTGAATTGTCAAATCGCACGCACCGGAACAAACATTGATTTGATTACGTCTCGGATTCAGTTTGCCAATGACTCTTTTGTTGACTCCGAAAATACAGTAACTCATGCTGAAAGCATCTTGGGTGTAACAGGCTCGTTGCCCAAAGAGGTGGCTACCTTGTCTTCATTGGTCAACATCACAAACGTCGCTAATGAAAAAGTAAGGTTTACTATTCAGGCTGACAATACTGGTTCAGAGTTGGCAGGTAGCACATTTCACAATGCTACTTACGCAACATTCTTGCGGATTGTGGGGACATGATGGAAACTGATAATCAAATACTGTTAGCCTTGGGCCGACTGGAGGGCAAAGTTGATTCACTCGTCGCCCGACAAAAGGTTATCGATGCTGAACTGGATAAGCACGAATCTAGGCTCCGCAGTCTTGAGCAGGGCAAATCATGGATGCTTGGAGCGGCTGCGGCTGTTGGGGCACTTGTATCGTTTATCGTCAAAGGATTTTCAAATGGATGAACAAACCGCAAAAAGACTGCATGACGCACTCGCCAATGAACTGCTCCGTAGGGTAGAGTCTGGAGAAGCAGGAGCCTCTGATTTGAGCGTAGCCCGACAGTTCCTCAAAGACAATGGCATTGATGCCACCCCACAGCAGAGCGAACCGCTGGCTGACTTGGCTAAGTCCCTTCCATTCCAAATACCTCAGACAGGATCTTGATATGTGTATCCCAGCCTTTTTGTATCCACAAGCACGGGTGTCTGAGGAACCAGCCGCGATGCCAATTCCTGACAATGCCAAGGGTTTTCCTGTTATTGAAGATGCGTTTATCAAACAGGCTCGATTGAGGTTGATGATTGGCATGATGAATCAAACAATGGGCAATCGGCAAAATCCATTCCGTCCGCCGCAAACCACAGTCAATCGCAATCCTAATACTGGTCTTTCTGATTTAAGTGCTACCCCACAGCAGCCGGGCCTTTCCCAGCAGCAAGTACAAGACTCTGGCAGTCAATTTGGTAACCCATGAATGAACTTGCCGACTTCCGTAACTTCCTCTACTTGGCTTGGGACCATTTGGGGCTTCCTGCCCCTACTCGCATTCAATACGATATTGCTGAGTATCTCCAGAATGGGCCTAAGCGTCGAGTCATTGAGGCGTTTCGGGGTGTGGGCAAATCGTGGATTACATCTGCCTATGTCTGTCATCAGTTGCTTCTGAACCCCGACAGCAACATCTTGGTGGTGTCAGCGTCTAAGCAACGGTCGGATGATTTTTCCACCTTTACTCTTCGCATGATCAATGAGATGCCTTTGCTGGGTCACCTAAAGCCTACAGAGGATCAGCGGAACTCCAAGGTGGCATTTGACGTTGGGCCAGCCAAAGCCTCACACGCTCCGTCCGTGGTGTCCAAGGGGATCACCAGTCAAATCACCGGATCACGGGCTGACCTGATTGTGGCTGATGATGTCGAATCTCTGAACAATAGTGCGACCCAGACCATGCGGGACAAACTGACGGAAACGA